TGGACAGATTTTGACCGGCGGGTGCACAAACTAAAAGAAAATGTAATGAAGAATGCTATCCGGATGAAGCAGAAGTATAAGCAGAACGGATTTGCATTTAAGCCTTTTTCTAAGAAACAGAGACAAGTGCTTACCTGGTGGTGTGATGCATCGCCGGTTAAGGATAAGGACGGCATCATAGCGGATGGAGCAATCCGAAGCGGTAAGACATTGTGCATGTCGTTAAGCTATGTTTTGTGGGCGATGAGCACATTCAATATGCAGAATCTCGGCATGGCAGGAAAGACAATCGGATCATTCCGGCGAAATGTGCTGTTCTGGTTGAAGCTGATGCTTCGTAGCCGGGGATACAAGGTGCTGGATCATAGATCAGATAACATGGTCGAGATCAGCAAAGGAGATACGGTCAACTTCTTTTACATATTTGGCGGTAAGGATGAGCGGTCGCAGGATCTGATTCAGGGTATCACACTTGCCGGAATGTTCTTCGACGAAGTGGCACTGATGCCGGAGTCATTTGTGAACCAGGCAACCGGACGATGCTCTGTGGACGGTTCAAAGTTCTGGTTCAACTGCAACCCGGACAGCCCAAGCCATTGGTTCAAAATGAATTGGATTGATAAGGCAACCGAAAAGAATATCTTGTATCTGCATTTTACGATGGATGATAACCTGTCCCTCTCTGAGAAGGTGAAAGCACGATACCGGGCAATGTATAGCGGTGTGTTCTATGACCGTTTTATCCTTGGCCTGTGGGTCATAGCAGAAGGGCTGGTCTATGGAATGTTCGATAAGGAAAAGAACATTTTCCGTGGGGAGTATGAGTACAGCCCGCAGTCATCCTATTATCTTTCCATCGACTACGGAACTATGAACCCATTTGCAGTAGGTTTGATGGAACTACAGAATAGCGGAAGGGTGCGTATGCTTCGGGAAGGGCATTATTCTGGCAGAGAAACTGGAGTAACGATTGATAACGAAGCGTATTATAAGATGATTCAAGAGGTGGCTGGGGATTTTCCGATCACTTCCATCGTGATAGACCCATCAGCGGCGGCAATGAAAGCCACAATTAGAAAGTATGGGGAGTTCACTTGTATGGATGGTAACAATGACGTTCTGAACGGAATACAGGAGGTAACGAAGTATCTGAACCTTGGTATGCTACAGATACATGAAAGCTGCGTAGAGACGAGAAAAGAGTTTGGAGCGTATGCGTGGGATGAAAAGGCAGTAGGAGAGGACAGGGTAATCAAGGAGTACGATCATCACATGGATCTTATCAGATATTTTATTTATACAGTAGCACGCAGATACAACAGAGGATTGATATAGGAGGGCGCAAATGGGAATTATGTCGGCGATCAAGGAATGGTGGAGCAGGATGTTCCTGTCAGAAGTAAAGAACCAGTTCAAAGTGACTGGCATCACATCCGGGGATATGCAAAAGGCAATCCAGAACTGGATGTTGATTTATAAGGGCGAACCGGGCTGGACGAACCCGGAAGAGGGAATAAAGACAATCAAATTTGCAAAATTCGTCTGTGGAGAAATTGGCAGACTTGCCACGCTTGCAATCGATGTGACATTTGATGGGGCGAGAAAAGAGTACATGACACAGTTCTGGGAGAAGTCTGTGCATGACCGCATCCGGGAGTGGACGGAACTCATGTGTGCCTGTGGTACGGTTATCCTAAAACCGAATGGATCAGGTGTTGATCTGGTAACACCTGATAGATTTGAGATAACGAGCATTGATGGCAACCACAACATAACCGGCATTGTGTTCCAGGACAGCTACCGGGAGGGAGACGAGTATTTCACAAAGCTGGAATACCACAGATTTTTTACCGCCAGCGTGAGAATGCCGGATGCAGAAGAGTACACCGAGACAACTTACTACTCCATATCGAACAGAGCGTTCGTGTCTAAGAACGCTGGGGAGATTGGAAAGCCAATTGACTTAAGTATGACAGTATGGTCGAGGTTGCAGCCGGACGTACATATCACGAAAAAGAACGGTGAGCAGATCAACTCAATGCTGTTCGGATTGTTTCGGATGCCGTCCTCTAACGATATTGACCTAAATAGTCCACTGGGATTATCTGCCTTTGCTGATGCGATTGAGGAACTGAAAGACCTTGACATTGCATATAGCCGGAACGCGGAAGAAATCGAGGACAGCCGGAGGATGGTTGTGATTGACGACAGGCTTATCGAGAAGCCTGCATTTAAGGATGAAAAAGGAAACACTGTGAGACCAAAGGTAAAGATGCCCAAGTTCTTTAAAGCACTTGCGGGTGTAGGTATAAAAGACGAGGAAGTTTATCACGAGGTCAACCCGCAGCTTAACACCGAAGTGCGAAAAGGCGGCATCAATCAGCAGCTATCTCTTGTCGGTGTGAAGTGCGGATTTTCCAATGGCTATTTTGTGATCGATGAGAAAACAGGTATGGTAACTGCCACACAGGTAGAATCCGATGATCGCAGAACCATCCAGCTTATTAAAGATGTGCGGGATGCAATGCAACGTTGTCTGGATGATCTGTTTTATGCGCAGTCAGTTTTCGCGGATCTATACGGATTGGCACCGGCGGGTGATTATGAACCACAGTATGACTTCGGGGACATTACATACAACGAGGAAGAGGACAGGATGAGAAATCTCACGCTTGCCAACTCTGGGTATATTCCGAAGTGGCAGTATCTTGTCAGATTTGAAGGGTATTCTGAGGAAGATGCGAAAGCGGCAGTTGAGGAAGCAAGCGGTGGAGAAAAAGAAGGATTGTTTGGGGAGGAATAGGGGGTGAGAACATGGCAGTATCAACTATGAATATCTTAATTATTTGCATTACAATCGTTGCGCTGGCTTGGAAAAAATAAATGGAGTGGTAATATGAATTATAATAAAATCGTTGGGAACGTTGGTATTCATCTCGACACGAGAAGAATAGATGGAAATCTTAAGCGGGCGCAAGATGCATTAGATCAGCGGGTGCTTGGGGATATGATGGAATATATGCCGTTTCAGCAGGGGGCATTGCGCGGGGCAACACAGATCGTAGAGCCTGGGCTGATACAGACCAATACCCCATATGCTCATTATCAGTACATGGGCGAACTGTATCTGACAGAGGACGGCCGGTCATATGCCGAAAGCGGCGAACGCAAGTACCCAACCGGGAAACCGTTACATTATACCGCTCCAGGCACGAGAGATCATTGGTTTGAGACGGCGAAACAGACACATGGTCAACAATGGATTAATACGGCAAAAAGAGAATCGGGGAAGGGATAATATGCTTGATCCAGAATATTTCTACGGAAAATCAGATACGTTAATATCATATGAGCAAGAATTAGAGGACTGGATATTACGGGACATTGCCATGCGCTTACTAAAAGCTGGGTCTGTGGCTGGTACTACCGATATGGAATTGTATAAGTTGCAACAGCTTGGAATGCACCAGAATGAAATTGTAAAGCGATTATCTTCCATTACACAGAAAACAACGGCGGAGATTCGCAGACTATTACAGGATGCAGTGCTGACATCTTGGGATGATGATAAAAGCACGCTGTCCCGCCTGGGGATAGATGCGATATCTCCGCTTGAAAATCCGGTTGTTATGGAGCTGCTGAATGCAGAATTTAAGAAAACACTTGGAGAAGTGAACAATCTGACACGCTCCACCATGATGCAGTCACAGCGCGATCTCATGAATATACTCAATGAAGCTGAGATGCGTGTGGCGGCTGGTGCGCAGTCATACAGCGCGGCGGTGTGCGATATACTGGATCAGTACGGCAAGACAGGCGTTATGATCGATTACCCAACCGGAACGCGCCGGACACTGGAAGCGGCGGTAAGAATGTGCGTAGTCACGTCTATGAACCAGACGGCGGCACAGGTAACCAATCACTACATAGCAGAGCATAATGTGGAATATGTGCTTGTGTCTGCTCATCTGGGTGCGAGAACACAGGGAAAAGGTCAGCCTTATCTTGCCGGTCATGATAACTGGCAGGGAAGATGCTATAAAATATCCGGAAGCGAACCGGATGCGCTGAATCTGGCAGAGATGACAGGCTATGATATTGTGAATGGAACAGGACACGTCTTAAATCCTTTGGGACTGCACGGGTATAACTGCCGGCATTCGCACAAGCCCTGGAACAAGTCTTTACAAAATCCGTATCTGGATGAAAATGGCAATCTTAAGATTGACAGTGATGAGAACCGGAAAGTATATGAACTGCAACAGCAGCAAAGGGCGATGGAGCGTGCCATCAGGCAGACTAAACGGCAGTTGCTCGTAAAACAAGCGGAGATTGATGGAGTGGCAGAAACGGATGTGAAATCTATGCTGCAACCGGAATATGATCGCCTGGCATACCGCTTGCGGATGCAGAACCAGAAGTATAAGCAGTTCTGTGTGGATAACGGATTGCAGGCACAGGCTGACAGAATCAAGGTTGCTGGATTTAAGCGAGCACAGTCAGCAAAGGCGAATGGTAAGGCAACGGCTTATCAAAATAATGCCATAAAATACAAAGGTGTTCCAGATGAATGGTTACAAACCAAGGGGCAAAGATTAAATCCTAGACTTGAAGTAATAAATCCGAACCAAAGTACAGAGAACTGCGCCAACGGAGTAGTTGCGTATGAAATGCGCCAGAGAGGATTGAATGTTGTTGCCAAAGATAAGGGAGTTAAATCTTTGATGGAAGAACCCTGGAAAGCATGGGATAATGTGGAACCTATTGCGGAATATTCAAAAGATGATATAATTAAATTAATAAACACAGAAAACAGTAATTGCAGATACGAATTGGCATTTGACCATAAATATGGTTCACATTGTGTTGTACTGGAAAAGTATGAGGATGCTTTAAGCATTGTAGATCCGCAGCTAGGTATTCGATATAATGTTGATGAATATAACACAGAAATGAAAAATATTCTATTCTGGAAGATTAGTGAGGCAGATATTTCGAAAGAGGGTGTAAAGGCATGCAGAATAATGAATTGATAAAAAAAGCATATGAATATTTTGAAAAAGGTACTATGCACGGCCTTTACGCAGTATATGACATTGGAGACCGCATCGTGGCATTCGGTGGGGATCCAAACAAAAAAATCTATGGTTGTAGAAGCATAGAAGTGAACAAGATATCTGGAGAGGTAAAATTGTTCGCACCGTGGATGAATGAAAACGAGAAATTGTTAGATGATGCAACAACACTGGATATTCCAGAAGAGTATATTTGCAGAGAGGGCGCTTAGCGCCTTCTTTTATTTTGGCACAAATGCTCTTGCAGATTGAGTTATTATAATCTTGTACCGGATATGTTTTGATACTTTTCCAGAGTACCTCCTTTCGTAGAGAACACCTTGAAATATAGGTGTTCTTTTTATGCTTAAAAATGGCACAAATCTTTTATATCCCCATGATAAAATAAAATCAACAAACGAATAAGCACCGGGCGGAACGTAGGAATCCGTTCGCTACCCTACAAAAATTATAGGATGGTCATTATGGCACGTCCTGTTTTGGGCGTGCTTTTTCTTTTGCCAGCTATGGAGCAAATAGCAACTCACTTGTGCCGGACTGACCGGAGCAAAAACTTGGAAGAGAGAGGTTAAGGAAATATGGTAAAGATTATCAGTGAATTGGAAAAAATCGGACTTGAGATCACAGATGAGCAGAAAGAATCTATCAAGAAGAGCATGGGCGAGGAACTGTATTCCAAGCAGGAGCTTGATAAGAAGATCGGGAAAGTGGAAGCCGAGCGTGACAACTACAAAGAACGCGCGGAGACTGCGGAAGGTACTCTGAAAGGATTTGAAGGCAAAGACTTTGATGAAATCACGAAAGACCGCGATGAATGGAAAAAGAAAGCAGAACAGGCTGAACAGGATTTCAATGCCAAAATTGCAGAGCGCGATAAAAATGATCTGCTGGAAAAAGCGTTTAAGGATGTGAAGTTTTCTTCGGAATCCGCAAAGAAGTCTATCATGACCGACATTGCAGCAAGTGTAACTGTGAAGGATGGAAAACTGATTGGATTCAATGATTTGCTGGAAGATGCAAAGAAAAGTGATGCTGGTGCATTTGTTGATGAGCAGGAACAGCAGAGCCAACAGAATCAGGCAACGTTTACAGCCCCAATGGGAACAAAAACGGAGCCGATCACTGGTGATCCAAACAAGATGGATTTCGCTACATACAAGAAGTGGCGGGAACAGAATCAGTAATTTTTAAGGAGGAATATTATGCCAAACACAATTTTAACACCGCAGATTATTGCGAATGAAGCGCTGATGGTATTACAGAGCAACCTTACGATGGCTAATCTCGTGCATAGAGATTATTCCAAGGAGTTTGTAAAGGTTGGCGATACCATCACCGTAAGAAAACCGGCTACTTTTGTAGCAAAGAACTTTACCGGACAGACAGAAGCGCAGGACATTACAGAGGGTTCTGTAACTGTCAAAATGGACAGATTCAGAGACATTACTGTAAATGTCGGTTCTAAGGAAATGACGTTGGATATCAAGAACTTCTCCGAACAGGTAATTACACCGGCTATGCAGGCAATGGCGCAGCAGATTGATGCAGATCTTCTGGCGGTCGGCATTTCGAAGTCAAAGAAGAAAGCGAGTGTATCAAGCACTCCGGATATCGCTGATATCGCCGGAGTAGGTAAAGCGCTGGATCAGGCAAAGGCACCGCGCACAGACAGGCGCTTAATTTTGCCACCGACGATTCTTTACAAGTATAACACTTTGGATAACTTTGCAAAGCAGTGCTACAAAGGGGATTCCATTGCACTCAAAGAGTCTGAAATCGGTAAGGTATATACCTGTGAGACATACATGTCGCAGAACTGCCCGGAGAACCAGAACGAAACAGCGGGAACAGCAACATCCTATAAGGTTGCCGGAACTAAGGATGCAACACAGTTCACTGTATCTGATGGTAAGACGGCAGCAGCAACAATTAAACAGGGAGACCAGTTAATCGTCAACGGATATCTTTACACCGTGACCGAGGATGTCACACTTGCATCTGGTGCGGGTACCGTAAAGGTAGACCAGAATATTCCGGAGACTGTCGAAACAACCGATGCGTTTGTTGTAAGCAAAGCACATGCACTTGGATTCCATAGAAATGGTCTTGCACTTGTAACGCGTAATCTTGAGTTGCCTATGGGAAACAAGAACGCTTACATTGCATCCGCTGATGGTCTCGGCGTTCGTGTTGTATTCGATTACGACTCTGACCATAAGCAGGACAAAATCTCTTTTGATATCATTTACGGCATTAAAGAGCTCAATGAGAATTTACTTGTTGACTTTTCATAAGAAAGGGGGATTCCTGATGGGCTATACCACATATGACTTCTACAAAGAAAAATACTATGGGGATTCTATCGAGGAATCCCTTTTCCCCAAGTGGGAAGATCGTGCGTCTGACAAGTTGAATCAGTTAACCGACGGGCATATTGATGATGCTGCCAAGGAAGAATTTGACGAGAAAATCCAGAAAGCCACCTGTGCATTGGCTGATCTGCTCTATCAGATAGATTTCAAGACCAGTCATGCCAGTGACGAAAAGGGCGGCAATGTGAAGTCAATGTCCTCTGGCGGTCGGTCGATCAGCTTTGGAAGTAATGAAACACTTATTGATAAGGTGCTTGGGGATAAGGTAGCGCAGAGCCGGTTGTGTTATGACACGGTATGTGAATACCTGTCCGGCACCGGATTATTATATGCAGGATATTAGGAGGAAAACATGAAGAGAATTTTTATTTCACAGCCAATGAAAGATAAGACGGATGAGCAGATCCTTAAAGAAAGAGAAAGGGCATTTTCGGCTGTAAAGGAAAAGTTCAATGGAGAAGATGTTGAGGTTATCGACAGTTTTTTCCAGTCTGCACCGCATGACGCAAAACCACTGTGGTTTCTTGGGAAATCATTAGAGCTTCTTTCAACTGCCGATGTGGCTTATTTCATTGGAGAATGGAAGAACTATCGCGGATGCAAGATCGAGAACACTTGTGCCAAGGAATATGGCATTGAAACAATCGAGGAATAAATATGGGATTCTTTGATAATAAAACAGTTACCCTTTTCAATCGCTCATTCAACGCGGAAACCGAAGAGGAAACATATTACCCGACACTGCTCGAGGGTGTCGACCTTGTAGAAACCAAGGGCGCGAACGTATCTAAGAGCGGCATGGACAGCGCGGATGCAGTGAAACTGTATATCGATTTTTCTAATGTCAGTAAATTATACCTTCCGCCGAAAGAGTGGGGAAATATGCCGGACAAATGCAAGCAGTATTTTTTGACATTCAATCCGGCACAGGATTTCTTTATCAAGGGGGATCATACGGATGCAACGTTACCAGAGAACGATGCCTATCAGTGGATGCTTGATCACTGCGACGATTGCTACAGGGTAACAACGATTGATAAATATGAGGACATTTTACCTCATTTCGAGGTAGGAGGTGTATAAATGGCAGAACCAGAAAAACTTACTATCCGGGATGCGGAGAACGCAGGAAAAGGACTCCTTGCACTGGTGATGGCATATCCAGATTATCCAAAGGGATTTAAGGCGGACAATTCAACCGTGAAGTGGAACTCCATTAATGAGGATAGATCCATTGGTGTGTTTCCGATACAGGGAGCGGTATATCTGAAAAAATATGTCAGTGGAAACTATGTGGCGCAGATGCCGTTCCAGATCATTTATAAATGTTCGCCAACTACCAATAAGGCGAGCATGGATGCACAGGAGATGCTTAACGATCTTGCAGCGTGGATGGAAGAGAGTGGGATTGAATTTAAAGATCCACATCTGACATTGGAAGCGATCGCAAGGACATCGCCGGTGTTCGGCGGTAATCAGAATGAAAAAACAGTAACTTATGCTGTAAATATGCAGCTGAAATATTTTTACAAAAAATAACAGGAGGAAAAAACATGGCACAGGATAGAACAAACATGGTTTCTTTGCTTGATATCGGTTCCCTTATGGGCGGCAGTACCCCGAACATCGTGGAAATGGGAGACGGATACAAGGAAATTACGGAAGATTGGGGACCGGATGTTGAATCTTCGCAGTATGTCAACATGAAGTCCAAGTCATCTACATTGAAAGGCTACGATTTCAGCACAACGCCGGAACGTGAGTATCTTTCTGATGATATGCAGAAATGCATTGATAATCTTTTTAAGAAATTTCCGACCGGAAAGCAGTGTGAGACAAGCTACTACCGGTATTACAAAACGGATATCACTACCGGATCGGGTGAATGTATCAGAGTACCGGTTATCGTATCTCCGTCCAGCACGGGCGGCGCTGGTGGTGATGTGTTGACATCATCTATCCAGATCAAAGGAAACGGTGATGTAGAACTTGGAACTATTACGATCAGTGAAGATGGAACCTTTACATGGGCGAAAAAATAGGAGGGCAACACATGGAAGAATTGGCATTAGACAGTGGTCTTAGAAAAATCGCAATTAAAAATGTGGATGGAGACATCATTACGGTATTAAGCGTCAATGTGGCAGATGCTGATACAGCCGAGCGGTTTGGTCAGATCATCAACAATTTGGGAAGAATCGCTGATAACTGCGAGAAAGAGACTGTAGCATGGAAGAAGGAACATGCACAGGAACAGTCGAAATCCGGTGATGTTAATGTTGAGACGGTATTACAGGAAAACAGGATTCGCGTGAAATATTTGAAACAGGTTGCAGCAGAAATTGACAATTTGTTTGGTGAAGATACGGTGAAGAATGTGTATGGAGATTTTACACCGGATGAGACTGCATTAGTGGAGTTTGTTGAAAAAATTATTCCGGTCATGAATAAACTTTTTGGCAAGCGTTATGAGATGACCAGAAAACTCTACAACTCTAATAGAAAAGGAGCGCGAGCATGATTAACGTCATGCTCGATCCTTTACCTGATGAATGGAATGGATACAAGGTTAATACCTCATTTCGGATTGGCATACAGGTATTTCTTATGCAGTATAACAAGGATCTGAATGCTTACGAGAAGAGTGACGCGCTGATCTGGCTGCTGTTCGATGACCGGGAGCATCCGGAGGGGGAAGAACTGCAGGAATGCGTCGAGTGGTTTTTAAATGGCTGGTTTCACGACAAACCAGGATCATCAAAGGATAAACGCAGACTGGTTGATTATGATGTTGACCAGTGGCGTATATACGCAGACTTCCGGCAGATATACGGAATAGACCTTTCATTGGATGAAATGCACTGGTGGACGTTTTGCGGTTTGCTGTGGAACTTACCTTATAAGCAGTCATCTTTTCAACAGGTTATCGAAATACGCCGGAAGGAAATCACATCCAAGATGGGAAAAGAGGAAAAGAAAGCTGTGCAGGAAGCGCAGCAGATCTATGCATTGGATCAACCGGAAATTAAAAAAGAGTATACGGAAGATGAGAAGGTCGCCATTGATGAGTATGATCGGATGATGGCAGAGATCAGAGCCAAGAAGAAAGCAGAAAAGGAACTGGGCTTAGTTTAGAAAGTGAGGGTTGTACATGGCTGGCGGATATGATGGAGAAATCAGGATACGGACGTTAATTGAAAATGGGGAAGCATCTAGTCAGCTGTTGCAGTTGGAAGCCAAGTTTCAGAAGCTGACGAGTGAAGCCAAAAAGCTGACCGATGGAATACGTGAGATTGAGAAGATGAAAATTCCGACAGAGGAATATAAGAATCTGCAAAGTCAGTTTGAGGCGTTGGTGGCAAAAGGAAAAAAACTGTCAGAATCTTTAAAAGGTACTGAAAAATATGTTCCCACAGAGGAATATTTGCAGGTACAAAAACAGCTCGAGCAGACGCAGTTAAAACTGAATAAGCTAAAAGATGCAAAAGAGAGATTCCTCGCAACTGGCGGCAAAGAAGAAAGCACGGCATTTAAAAGGATGCAGTACGATATTGACGCGCTGGAACAGTCAATCCCATTTCTTAAAGGTGAACTGCAAGATCTTGAATCGTCTGGAAACGACAAAAGAATATCTGACAAGTGGCAGGAAATTAAAGATAAGATGGCACAGGCGGGAGCAGAAGCGTCTGTGGTTAAAGCACAGATGCTTAACATGGAAACGGATGGAGTGGCTAATGTTGATTCCAAGGGTACGGTAGAGTATCAGAAAAAAGCGGAGAAATTAAGGGAAGTAAATCGCCAGCTTGATGTTACAAAAAGGAAGATGGAAGAGGTCGCTGCCAAGGAAGCCAAAGTTGGTACTGGCTCTAAGCAGATTGAGAAAGTCGGCAATGCCGCCAAGAAATCCGCGGAGCTGATGTCCACGTTCCTGTCAAGGCTGAAAGGGATAACGCTTTCTCTGTTTATTTTTAACTGGATTACCAAGGGCTTTAATGCAATGGTATCAGCTTTTAAGGATGGCATCCAGAACATGGCAAAGTATTCCACAGACTTTAACTCCCGGATGTCGGAGTTAAAATCGGCAACAGCCACACTCAAGGCATCGCTGGGGACGTTGGCAGCACCTATTTTATCAGCAATCATCCCTGCGATTGTAAAACTATGCGGATGGCTTACAAACGCGGTTAATGCTGTAAATAAATTTGTATCGGCAATCAGCGGAAAGAAAACTTGGACAAGAGCAAAAAAGCAACAAATTGATTATGCCAGTTCTTTAGATAAAACAGCAAAAGCAGCCAAGAAAGTAAAAGGAGCTTTACAAGGGTTCGATGAATTGAATGTTATTAGTTCGAATGATTCAGATAGTGGTAGTGGTACGGGTAGTTCTGGCGGAAATGGATATGAGGAAGTCCCTCTGACAGAAAAAGATTTGGCTTGGGTTGAGAAAATAAAGAAATTATTTGAAACAATATTGCCAATCGTTACAGCAATAGGGGCTGCGTTACTTACATGGAAGTTGACATCATTTTTAACTGATTTAATGAAAACGCATCCTATATTAGGAACAATATTATCGGTATTATCGGCCATAGCAGGCATCGCACTTATGGTGGTGAGTTATTTCCATATGTGGAAAGATGGCGTTGATTGGAAGGGATTGATCGGATACATAGTAGGTACTTCATTAGCGTTTTCTGGATTGTATGCATTATTCGGTCCGCTTGTCGCAGGGATTGCACTGCTTACAGCAGGAATAGCAGGGTTTGTACTAGCACTGAAAGATATGTATCAGAATGGTGTTAGTGTCCAAAATATAACTTTACTTTTAGTGTCAACGATAGCTATTCTTGTAGGAACGTTTTTCGCGTTTGGTAGCACTGTTGCGGTTGCGGTAGCAGGGGTTCTTGGAGTAGTCACTGCAATATTGAGCTTTGTTCAGATGCTACAGAGCGGATTCAGTTGGCTCAATGAAATAATAATGGTCATAGGAATTGCGATAGCAGCTGTTGCAGCTGTCATACTTGGCGTTCCGGCGGCTGTAGCGGCTGCAGTAGCAGCTATTGTAGCTGTTGTACTTACATTGGTAGTATTTATCAAAGACCATTGGAATGAAATATGTGAACTTTTTTCAGGTGCAGCAAATTGGTTTAGTGAAAATGTGATTGAACCGATTGTAGGATTTTTTCGCGGTCTTGGGACAAGAGTACAGCAAATTTTCGAGGGATTGTGGATAATTGTTCAAGCTATTTGGATAATTGTTTCTGGCTGGTTTAATGATAATGTGATTAAGCCTATAGTGACTTTCTTTCATGGATTATATGAAAAGGTATCTGGCTTTTTTCGCAAACTTTGGGAAGAAGATATCAAGCCAATATGGGAAAAAGTATCCGGCTGGTTTGATAAGAATGTAATAACACCATTGTCAAATTTGTTTACAAAACTATGGGATGGATTGAAAAGTGGAGTTGTTGGAGCAATGAATGCTGTAATAGGCGGAATCGAGAGCGGAATCAACTTTATAGTCGGTGGTATAAATAGTATACTTGGTGGATTTAATAAGGTTGTTTCTTGGGCGGCAAAAGTAGCAGAGGTTGATTGGGGCGGCGTGGATTTAGTCCCCAAAGTCACATTACCAAGAGTAGCACTTGCGAATGGAGGTATTACAACTGGTAGCACCATTGCTCAAATCGGTGAAGCTGGGCGGGAAGCAGTATTACCATTGGAAAACAACCTGTCATACTTGGAGCCGCTTGCAAACATGATCGCAAGCAAGATGGAAGGTGTACAGACGGTGCGGATCGTACCGGATGAGAGCGGAATCTTTAAGGTGGTGAGAGACGAAGCAAGCAGTTATTATAGAAGAACCGGAAATCCCGCATTTGATTTTTAGGAAAGGAGCAGGACATGGCATACAGTGGGTTTTTGATAAAAGTAGGCGATTATACCGTTCCTTTCCGGTACATTGAAGCCAAGAAATTCAAGTGCGGCATCAAAGGACAGGATCTTGATTCATACCGGGATGCAAACGGCATCTTGCATCGAGAAGCCTTACAGAATGTTGCACTTAAAGCTGAATGGGAAACTCCGAGTGATATCGACGAAGCTGCGTTACGACCACTTATGGATAGTATCCGTGGTCAGTATGTAAATGCTGTCGAAAAGAAAGCGTTAGTAACTGCATACATGCCGGAAATTGGGAGATATGTGTCAATGTACTGCTATGTACCGGATATAGAGTATACGATCAGATACGCAGATGAAAAAACGATTGAATACGAATCATTCCGAATTGCCTTTATCGGATACGGAGGTGCTATTTGATGGATTTATTATTCACGGATGATACTGTAGATAAGCAAATCACCATAGTTACAGATGACAAAAAAATAAATATAACTAACACCGAATTACACGAAGATAAGTTCGAACTTTCGGAATCGTTATGTTCTGAGAAAGAGTTGAAGTTTGGGACGTGTGAAGCGTCTGTCGTAAAATTTACGATTTCAAACATCTTCCAGTCGCTGAAAGGTAAATGGATCACGGTCAAGATCACCCCAAAGGGAGCAGATGCACCGTATCAGATCGGACGGTACAAAGTGTATTCGGATAAACCGGCCGCCGACAGGAAAAGCCGGGACGTGGAAGCCTACGATGCCCTGTATGATGTCCTTAACGCTGATATGGCGGCATGGTATAACTCACTTACATTTCCGATGACTTTAAAGGCTTTCCGAGATGCGTTCTTTCAGCATTTCGGGATTGAGCAGGAAGAAATAAGCCTTGTCAACGACAACATGACCGTGGAAAAGACGATCGAGATCACCGGCAGCAGTGCAGACGGAAGTACGATCGGAGAAGCGCTGTCCGGGAAAACGGTGCTGTCATGCATCTGCGAGATCAACGGATGTTTCGGGCACATTGGGCGTGATGGGAAATTCCACTATATTTCACTCGATCAAGAGATGCAGGGATTGTATCCGAGGAACGACCTGTATCCGGCGGATGATCTGTATCCGAGAGATCCACACAGCCAGCCGATCGGACGCAGCTTTTACATATCAGCAAAGTATGAGGACTATCTTGTTAAATCCATCGACAAGCTCCAGATCAACGAAAAAGAGAATGACATTGGTGTGATCGTTGGCACCGGCAGCAATGGCTATAACATTGAGGGAAATTTCCTTGTGTATGGTAAAGGCTCGGACGAATTAAGAGGTATTGCCAATAACGTATTCGGGAAGATAAAGAACCTCGTATATCGACCGTATTCGGCTGACTGCAAGGGGAATCCGTGTCTGGAAGTCGGAAATTCAATCCGGTTCAACACGAAATATGAATTGATCGAAACTTACATTTTGAAGCGCACGCTCAAAGGCATACAGGCTTTGCGGGACGCGATCAGCGCAGACGGCGAAGAATACCGGACAAAAAAGGTCAATTCGGTGCATCAGGACATCTTGCAGCTTAAGGGCAAGAGCAATGTCCTTGAACGTACGATTGAGGAAACCAAATCCACAATCACCGATGTAGAAAAGGGCTTGCAGTCGCAGATCACGCAAAACGCGGAATCTATTACGATGGAGGTTAAGCGGGCAACGCAGGCAGAGGGATCGCTGTCCAGTAAGATCACCCAGACAGCGGAGAGCATCACATCCGAAGTCACACGAGCCAAAGGAGCAGAAGAATCCTTGTCGAGTAGTATTACTCAGACAGCGGAGAGCATTAAGACCAAGGTAAGCAAAGGGAGCGTGTCATCCGAAATCAGCCAGGAATCAGATAAAGTTACGCTGACAGCAAACCGGCTGATTGTAAATAGCACAGGATTTAACCTGGACGGAAACGGAAATGCTAGCCTTTCCGGAACGATTACCAGTAGCGTGATGAATGCAAGCACCATTACCGGTACTACGATCACCGGCTCCACGTTTCATGCAATCGGAGATACTGTCGCCGACGAAACGCGATTTGATGTCAGAACATCTGCAGATCCCAACTATGCCACGTTTATATCCGCCGGCGGATGTCGCGCAGAGGGACCGACATGGTATGGATATATCGGTCATAACGAGGTCGGCGTTAAAGCACGGAATGACAGCTATAAGGCTATACTCAATAGCTTGGGGCTTGATACGAGCGGCGGTATTATCGCCGGTGGATCAATGCAGGTCTATGGAGCCAAGAACCGGATCATAGAAACCGAGAATTATGCGGAGCGGTTGCAATACTGCTATGAGACACCTACGCCGATGTTTGGGGACGTTGGCGAGGGAGCTATAGACAAAACTGGAAAATGCTATGTGTGGTTGGATGATGTTTTTGCAGAAACCATAGATACAGATGTGCAGTACCAGATATTTTTGCAGGCTTACGGTGAGGGCAATGTGTATGTCAATGAGCGGTCACCGTCTTATTTTGTGGTCTGCGGCACACCGGGACTTGCATTTGGTTGGGAGATCAAGGCAGTACAGAAAGGATATGATACGGTCCGGCTTGAAAGTTTTGAAAAACCAGTCCACGAAGAAACGGCAACCGATGTGACATATCAGCTATTAGATGATCTCGAAGCCGACAACGAAGATAGCGCAGAGACAGCGTATCAATATCTTGAAACCCTATTATATGACACTGAAAAAGAAAGCGAGGAAGTGGCAGCATGAAAAATATTAAAGGTATCGCATTTGCGAATGACGGAAACATGCGACGGCTTGCAATTACCTACGATGAGGTGAATAGTGACGGAAAGGTTACTGGACAGAACATCAAGGTAAACCGTGTTGTGACAGACGAAGAGTGCTTTAAGGCACTGACTACCGTAGAAACCTATGCACAGTCGATTTTAAGCAAAGAAGAATAGAGGTGGTCACATGAATAAGGCTTGTAATCGGACTATCTGGGAGAATTACCCAAGCATCAAGACACCGGTTAATAAACAGAATCTTAACAAAATAGAGGCGGCAGTGGATGAAATCGATGATCGTGTCATTGCTATGGATGTGTCCAAGGTTGATCTGGCGAAAGCCAATGAACTTGTGAAAGAAATCTTATGGGATGAATCGGACGGAACGCTGACCGTGGTTAAGATGTCCGGATCCAAGGCAGTAATCGATACCAAATTGGAAAAGCTGGCTGTGAATTTTGATTATGATCCGCAGAAACAGCAGTTAATCATCACGCTTGATGATGGCACGAAACAGTATGTTGATCTGTCTGCGCTGATTACGCAGTATGAGTTTATGGAATCTGACACCGTAGCATTTGAATTGACAGCAGAGGGCAAGGTCAAGGCTATTGTGAAAGAGGGCAGTATCAAAGAAAAACACTTGCAGCCTAACTATTTGGCAGACATTAAGGTTGAGGTCGCAAAGGCACAGCAATCCGAGACAGCAGCAAATATAAGCGCAAAAGCGGCGCAAAGCTATGCTGTGGGCGGTACCGGCACCAGAACCGGTGAAGATGAAGATAATGCCGAGTATTACTGTTCCAAGGCGGCGGAGTACAATGCGAACATAGAAAAGCGGTTAAGACTTGCCACATTCGGTTTGAATGACGATGGCGAGTTGATCTACACAGATAATACAGGCAATAATTTCTCTGTTAATGACGACGGAGATCTGATATGGGAGGTGGCTTAAATGGCAAACGCGGGAAGAGTGGCAATCGTACCAAAAGGCGATTGGAGCGCAGCAGTGGAGTATAAGCGGTTGGATGCGGTTGCGTACAACAATACATTGTACATAGCAAAAAAAGCCGTGCCAGCCGGTACGGGAACCACAAACACGGAATACTGGATGAAATGTGTAGTTGGCGGCGGAGGGGCAGTCGCAACGACAGAGGAAGCAGGAATCGTAAAACCGGACGGTGATACGATCACAGTGGATGAGGATGGAACGATCCACGGTGCGGCTGTAAATGTGGCAACAACAAAGGAAGCAGGAATCGTAAAAGCTGGTGATGACATTAATGTGGATGCGGCAGGGGAAATGAGCCTTAAAACGGATTTTACGGTGCAGGCAGATCTTGCCGAATTGACTGGTACAGAGGACAGAAAGACATTTTTCGGAAAGATTGCCAAAGCAGTGAGTACACTGATTGCGCATATCAATAATAAGTCAAATCCGCATGGTGTAACCAAAGCGCAGGTCGGGCTTGGGAATTGCAACAATACGGCAGATAGCGCTAAGTCTGTGAAATATGCTACAACAGCCGGTACGTTAGATGGATTTACGGACATAAAAAATTCCACACCCAAGCAGGCAGGGGAAAGCACGAATGGAAGAGCGTTCTATTTGGGATTTAACGGAGGAGCTGGGGTGGTCTATTGCGTACCCAATGGTGATATGACAGTTGGAAATGCCACAAATGCGGACACTGTTGACGGGAAGCATTTTACAGATATCCAGACAGATGCGCAGACGCGAGCTAATGCGCGGTTAGCGAGAAGCGGCGGAACGATGACCGGGAATATTGACATGAACAATAATTTAATCACAAATATAAGGATATTGCGGGCAATGTCACCAAATCCATTATATCTACAAAGTGAAAACTCTGTGCAGATAACGAATTCTGCCGCTAACGCAAATATGGATATAAGATGTGCGACACTGCATTATACTGGTTTGGCGGCGGATTCTTACCGTGGAGCAAAGGAAAATATCAGCCTGGCAACAGAGGAAAGGATACGAAAGATTCTGGAAATTCCGGTCGAGGTGTTTGATTACCGGCCGGGCTTTGGAAACGATCAGAAAAGCGTGGTTGGTGTGATTGTAGACGAGGTAGAAAAGATAATACCGGAAGCGGTGGTCATACCGGAGGATTGGAATAAAGAAGAGTTTAACGAGTTGCTGGGTGATATGGGAAATAAGGGAGTGCCGGGTGTTGACCAGACAAAATTTATACCATATTTGATCGCACTTGCACAACTGCAACAGAAAGAACTAGATGAACTTAGACAGAAAAGGTAACTGAATTAAAAAACGAATAAGGAAGGGTTGATTATTATGCTGAACATGTATGTGAATAAAACAGAATTGATGCCAGTAGGACTTGGAGCGCAGAAAGGTAACTTAAACGGCGAAGATGTGCTTGTGGTTGCTTTTTGTACGGACAGGCAGATTGATGATGCACTTGCCATCTTTAAGGTACTGCCGGACGACACGGTAATTAAAATTGTCAACGAAAAAAAGGAACAGGCGTATACCGGATATGTGTCTCTTGGGGACGAGATAAATATTAAACCCAATGTGGACGGCACATACAACTATACGGTGTATCTGCACAAAAAATCAGCGTTGGACATTGCTAAGCAGGCGGCAGCGGATGTGGAATATCTGGCAGCAGTATCTGGCGTAGAGTTATAAAAAGAAAGGTTAAAAAGGTGAAGAACATGGACGTAAAAGGATTGGCACTTAAGAACTACCCGAAATACTGGAGTAAAGAGAGACTTGCATATCTTGTCAGTATTGGGCGGCTGACAAAAGAAGATTACGCGGAGATTACTTGTGAAGAGTACAAGAAGTAAGGAGTTGAGATTATGCCATTAAGTGAAGAGTACATCAAAAAGCAGTTTGAAACGACAGAGGATCGGCTTAACGATCATGCGGAACGTCTCCGGACGATGGAAAAGGGCGTAGCGGTGACGGATGCAAGGGTAGACACCCTTTGCGCATCACTGGAGAAGCAGACAAAATCCATCAATGCGCTGATCGGGACGTTTGCCACGGCACTGGTGGGATTTTTTATCTATGCAGTGGAAGTTGGCGTATTTAAGTAGGAACTGAATATTTTATAAGAAAGGTTAAAAAGGTGAAGAGTATGTTTAAGAATTGTGTTTTAAAGACAAATGTAAATACTGCGGAATGGTTAAAAAAAGCAGGTGTGAGAGCTGTTAAAACCGTAGCGCAGACCTTTATTGCTACGATCGGCACAGCATCGGTCATGGGTGCGGTGGACTGGAAGATGGTTGCATCTGCGTCTGTACTGGCCGGTATCCTGTCTATTGCAACGTCGGTAGCCGGTCTGCCGGAGTGCGAAGAGTGCAGCAAGGAGGAGTAACATATGAAAATTTTAGACTTTTCAAAGTACAATACGATCATAGACTGGAATGCGGTTAAAGCCAACTGCGACGGTATTCTCTTGAGGTGTGGCGTTAGGGGATATAGAGCCGGAAACATCAAGATTGATGCAAAATTTCCGGAATTTGCCGAAAAATGCCGGGACCTCGGCATTCCGTTTGGCGTGTACTTTATGTCACAGGCAATCACAGAGCAGGAGGGGCGGGAAGAAGCTGCCTTTTCTGTGGCACTTGCGAATCAGTACGGTGCGACATTGCCGATTTTTATTGATTCCGAGGATGGAGACGGCACAAAGAGGAAAGTAAGGGCGGACGGTCTTAGTAAACCTGTCCGTACAGCGGTTTGTAAAGCATTTTGCAACATGGTACAGGCTACAGGTAGACAACCGGGAGTGTATGCATCGGAATCCTGGTTTTACGATAATCTGATCTATGACGAGTTACGTCAGTATACTATATGGGCGGCTAAGTATGGAAATAATACCGGCGGTCTGTGCACAAAGATCACACTGCCTAAGCATGATTTGCACCAGTACACAAGTAAAGGTATTGTTCCGGGTGTATCCGGTTGGTGCGATGTATCAATGTTATATTCTGACCTCGGAATTACCAGTGCTCCAGTGCAGACCACGGAAACGGTACATATGCAGCCAAATTACAGACCGGGCATTGCATATTTTGTACACTGTTCAAATCTTCGGGCAAGATCAACGCGTGAGATCAAGGATGGCAATGTTTTGTATAAGATCAGCAACACAGCCGTGCTGAACAGAGCAACAGCAAGAGACAGTGCAGGTCGCATCTGGATGAACATTTCTGGCACAAATCGCGAAGAGTGGGTATGTGCCGATGATGGCAAGAGAAGTTACATATATTAAGTAGGACAAGCCGGAGGGAGAAATCCTTCCGGCTTTTTACGTTATAACAAAAGTTTAAAATATGGCTTACAGAAAAAATATTAGTTGTGTGGTCCATGCCCACATTTTGCCCACAAACGAGTAAATTATGTTATTTTTGCATAGGATATCAAACGATATATAAAATGCCTACGACCACAGTAACTATGCTACTTTGGGTAGGCATTAAGATACATAAAATGATATGCAAATATATACTATGCAACAAAAGTAAGTCCATGCGGCTCCGGCAAGAAATACAAATACTGCTGTGGAAAAAATGCATAAAAAGGCTTTACATTTAAAGAGAATCGTACTAGAATAGCAGTGAAATAAGAAAAAGCGTTGAAGAGACGAGTAGATTGCCAGACGGCAGCAGAGAGAGATGCAAATGCTGCGAGCATCTTTGCCGGAAGCAGTTGAAGACCAGCTCCGAGCGACCCCAATCCGGTCCGGTGATTCCGTTACCATCGAATGAGAGATCTGAGGATCCTGTTTTGGCTGTCCGGGTGGCGGGCAAGTGACAGGATGACGGATAACCAGGGTGGAACCGCGTAGAACATACGTCCCTTGTATTATGTAATGTAATACAGGGGACTTTTTTATTTGACTGAAATTTTTCCCGATTTCCAGTCAGATAAATACTCCGTTCGGGCGCGCAGGTGTGTGGCAAACGCACATGTTGTTCTAAAAAAATCATAATGGTAGAAAAGGAGAGAAAAGACATATGAAGATTTTAAAACAGATTTTTTCCAATCTGGATGAAGAAAAAGTGGTGAGCAAGCGGGAAATGCTTCTGACCGTGACCACCTGCACACTGGCGGGAATTCTGCTTGGAATACTGGTATCACCGAAAAAGCGGATGATGATCGGAAGCCACAATGGCTGTTATAATGGCAATTACCCGGTAGACGATATGGAAGATGGCGCATATACGGATGATTTCTGGGATGAGGACGACGAGGATTGTCTGAGCTTCCGTTAGGGATCATACCTGATATATAATGAAAAGAATTACAAAAAGGAGACTTATCTATGAAGATCACATTAAAAGATGGTTCAAGCAAAGAGTACAGCGAAGCAAAGAGCGTTTATGATATCGCGAAGGATATCAGCGAAGGCCTTGCGCGTGTGGCATGCGCGGGAGAGGTAGACGGAGAAGTGGTGGATCTGCGTACCGTGATCGACCATGATTGTGCTTTAAATATACTGACACCGAATGACAAAGAAGGACTGCGCGTGATCCGTCATACCGCGTCCCATGTACTGGCGGAAGCAGTAAAGAGACTGTTCCCGGAAGCAAAAGTGACGATCGGACCGGCGATCGATGACGGCTTTTATTATGATTTCGATGCACAGCCGTTTTCCAGAGATGACCTCGATAAACTGGAAGCAGAGATGAAAAAGATCATCAAGGAAGGACATGAGCTGAAACGCTTTACACTGCCGCGTCAGGAAGCGATCCAGCTTATGAAAGAGAAAAACGAACCGTATAAGGTAGAGCTGATCGAAGATCTGCCGGAAGACGCAGAGATCTCCTTCTATGACCAGGGTGGATTTGTGGATCTGTGCGCAGGACCGCATCTGATGAGCACAAAGGGAATCAAGGC